CGTATCACCATCACGGATATCATACTTGTAAAATGCCGCAGAGTTTTCTTTTAGTGTTGCTTCAAATCCAAATCTTGCAGTAATATTGGTAACAGTATCAAGACCAAGTGATGCATTATTGGCACTATAAAGTGTTTTTGGAAAGAAATTAAAATATCGTGCCATTAGTTACCTCTTGCCAATGTTGTTGAATTTGCCAAATCTTTACGGAAATCAGCTTTGGTGAGATATGTAACTTCTTGGAATTGCATAGTGAATTGAATCGCAACTGGCATACCGGTACGACCTAATGCAGGATTATTTTCACCTGGTGTTTCGTAAGCGGCAAATCCGTCAGGTGCATAGTTTACATCCAACTGTGTCAACACACATGTTGCAATTTGTGGAATGTTTGGGTTCTCACGACCAGCATAATAAAACTTAATATCAAACTCTGATGGTGGTACTAAGAAACCGCCTGTGCCTGCCAAAATTTCTGGTGCTTGATGGAAACGGAATCTTTCTAAAATTCTTTGTGCTTCTAATGCTTCCATTTCATCTCTAGGATAAAATGTAAAGTCAAATTGGAAACTTCTAAAGTTTGGTGACTTGTAAATCATTTCAAGCATCGGGTTTTGAACACGACCTGTGGATGCCATGATTGCTTTACCTGTTTGTGCAGAACCTAATGCTTCGGCAACTGCTTTACCAGTTTGTTGTTTTGCAACTTCAACCGCAGACTTACTTAGCGATTTCAAACCTTCCATTGTTCCGTTTTTAAAATCTTCAGCGGAAGCAGAACCTGCGGCCAACATTTGACCACCCAATTCTTCACCTAAATTTAATTGGTCGTATGATTGTGTATATGAATATTGCAAAGTGTCTGGCATATACATTGCAATAGCATCTGTGGTCAGTTTAGTTGTTCTTAAAAAGTCTAAACTACCACCTTTAATTCTTTTAATTGAGTTATCAATAATTGCTTGTGCGGCCGCAGAACCACCACCTAAACTGATGTTTGCTTGGCCAAAGATGTTGCCGATACCACCGGTGATGCCACCAATAATGCCGCCTGCGGCTTTACTGATTGCACCTGTAACTCCACTAAGAAGTCCACCTGTTGCTTGATTGAGTTGTCCCAATCCAGAATTGATTTTACCCATCAACTCATTGCCATATTTTTCAGCAGTTTTTTGTGGGTTTGCAATATCAGCTAAAGATAGTGTTCCTATACCACCTGAGTTACCAAAATCTCCAACTGTTTGTCTTTGATTGGATGAATTCTTTTGTTGTCGGACATAAAAGACTACATAATGTGCCTTATCGTAATTTCCAACATCCAAAGGATAACGGAGGGTCGTTCTTGCGAATTGACTATCTACAAGTTTAGATAGTGGGCCTTGACCAGTTCTGGTGTTACCCTTATCAAAAGAAATGTCTGAAAATCCAAATAGTGCCATGTTTGTCCCAAAGGTTAGATAGATATTATTTATGTCATACAAAGGATGGTTTAAACCTAAAAACCCAATCAAATACAAAGGCGATGCAAATAACATCGTCTATCGTTCCAATTGGGAACTGAGGGTAATGAAATACCTGGATGATAATCCTGCCGTTATATGGTGGGCATCGGAAGAATTGCCGATCAAGTATGTGTCACCGGTTGATAACAGAGTGCATCGTTACTTTCCAGATTTCATCGTCAGGACCAGACGGAAAGATGGCTCCGAGCAGACTTCAATCTTAGAAGTTAAACCGTATAAGCAGACGATGATGCCAACGCAAAAACGCAAGACCAAACGATACCTATCTGAGGTTGCCACATATGCCGTAAATCAGGCAAAATGGAAAGCTGCCGATTTATTCTGTAAGGAACATGGATGGCAATTCCAACTCATCACAGAGAATGAGCTTGGCATTTGAGATAAATACTCAAATGGCGAAAACACTTATTGATAGAATAAAAACATCTTTGGCGAAAGAAGGTCTTTCTCCAAGGACTAATGCGGCTAGAACATGGTTAAGAAGTAAGGTTAAAGACCTTTCTCCTTCAGCATCTTCTTTAATGAAAGACCGAACTAGACTTAAAGACAAGTCTATGATTGGTCGTATGTATTTTTATTTCTATGACCCAAAACATAAAGATACGCTGCCATATTACGACAGGTTCCCATTGGTTATTCCAATAGAACGCTACCCAGACGGTTTTTTAGGGTTGAACTTGCATTACATTCACCCAAAGCAGCGAATCATTATGTTACAGAAATTAAGTGAGGTTGCTA